AGATGGTGGAATTACTGCATCATTGAAATTGGATATTCTAAAACCAGAGGTAATAAATAAAGCTATCAATACTAAGTTTGAAAAAGAACTATTTAGTGATCGCATATGGGCCAATAAAGCAGGTATGATAGATAAACTTCAGTCTTCACTTATTGGAGCGTTTAAAGGTGAAATATCCATTGATAAAATAGGTAGAGAGATAAAAAATACTTTTAATACAACTGCTTATGAGTCAAAAAGATTAGTGGTCACGGAGGCAGCCAGGATTCAAACACAAGCAACAGATG